TAATATTTTGACTCCATTATTGAAATTAGATGGAGAATTGCTTCAAGCATTCAAGAATATTCCAAATAGATACATAGAAGTAGAAAAGAATAAAAACTTTCCTACAAAAAAACAAGTTCGGGATTTACTTGATGACTTGCAAATATATGATAAAACTGTGATAAATGATGTAAATAAACAATTGGATTTAGTGGAGATTGAATTGGATGATTATACAAAGGAACTTGTTACAGAGTTGAAAAGTGATAAAATACTAACTACAGCAACTAATGGAGTATTCGAAAAAGCAAAAATTTTTTTGGCAAATTATATTCCTAATGATACAAGTTTAAAACGCACAGATGAATACGAAAACAAAAAGAAAGAATTGCAGAATGAATTAACTGAACGAGCAAATAAATTTATAAGCATTCCTAGATTGCCTAATTCTACTGAAGAAGAAAAGAAAAATATTGACCTTGAAAGAAGAAGTGAAGAAGAATTACTGTACAAATTACTCGCTTTCCTATCCGACTTGACTTCTATTGAAAATAACGTAAAAGATGACGACCTAGAAATTACAGAAGGAATTAAGAATACAATCGACACTCTTATTGAGGGTCATACAACATCGTTAAATATACCTCTATCTGAACACGCATTTACAGGTGACTTTATAAAGGACAAACTAAAAGACAAAACACAGAAACTGTACAGTAATTACATGAGTAATGCTAACCAAAATACAAGAACAGATTTGGGAAAAGTACCAAAGAATAAAGTCGATTTCTTTTATGCATTGAAAGATGTAATAGATCAACCAGATGGAATAGTTACAAGAGGCGGTATAGATGGCGAATTAAGAAAAAGGCTTGAAGATAATCTCAGAGATATTTTTTTGATGGAAGAAATGATTCAGAAAGATTATAAGGCGAATGATAATAGTGGAATCCCAGAAATGGGTATCAGTAACTCTATGCAGAATTGGGGAATAAATGTGGGTATATCAAAAGAACAAAAGCGTCGTATTTTTGATCAGAAAAAGAGGGAAAAACGCAAAGAAATGATAAACAAATTAAAAGATGAAATAAAAACAGCCAAAGACCATTTAAAAAAAGCAGAAAACGATTTTAAGAAAATGGACGATTCTTATGATGTACGAGAACGAGACGTACGTATTAAAATAAAAGATTTGGTAAAAGAAATAAAAGACGCTGATGCGAGAAAACTGAAGAATGTAAAAGATAATGTTAGTTCAGTAGACAAAAAAATAAATGCACGCAATGAGACAATTCTTCGTAACATGAAATTGATTGATGTACAGGAGAAAAAAATAGAAGATATAAAAAAGAAACGAAAAGTGAAACGTTCAGAATTAATGCAACAAATAAAAGAAAAACAACAAAAAGTTGATATGTTATATGAATTGTCGGCATATATTAGTACAGCATTAAGAGATGCAGGCTCGAAAAAGAAATTCAAAAAAGCAATCGAACAAACTGGTGGTGGAGTTCCAGGTAAATACCCCCCAGAATACTATAGACCGTGTTGTACACCAGCATATTTGGACCCGAATTACATAAAATTACTTTTGCGTACATTAAAACGGTTATGTGCGGCTTTCCCAGATTTAATAGGTGAATTAAATCTGCTACCAAAAGTCCTGGAAAAATATTTCACTAATGGCGTGTTCGATAGTCTTTTACAGCTATGTTTATGCGAGAAAATCAAGAAATTACTGATGAATGACCCACAATTTATGACATTTATGGAAGTTGCCTTCAAAACGTATCCAATGGGTGTACGGTTTAAGAAACAGTTCGTGGATAGACCTGAAAAGACAACAGTAGGAGTGTTTTTCAATAATTTCCAACAATTGTTTGAATTGAAAGAAACAAGCGGCATGGCCGATAAAGTGGCAGATGGTGTTCGAGATATTTATAACAAGCCTAGTGGTGTTGTGAAATGGTTTAAAACAAACCCCGAAGACAAAAAAACAAAACAGAATAACAAAATAAATAAGTTTACTACTGAAATCACTGAGAGACTCAATGTTAAAAAATGAACACCCTAAAAACTCTAAAAATGTAAGTTAATTAACAACTTTTTTGTATAGTAACAATATATACTGTACAAACAATATGAGTGAGAAGAAAAACAAAGGTACTGTGCATATGCATTTACCGATGACATATACGTCGACACCACAGCACGTTTATTATGGTCAGTATTATTACAGTAATCCGACTGAGTTTCCAAAGGTGAATGAGCACCGTAGACAATGTCGGTCTTCTTTAAGAACATATACAGACCATTATTATCATTACGACCATCCAGCGTCTCCGTATGTGGTCCCGCCGAATGTGCATCCGCATCCGCCGCATTATCCGTACCACCATCATCCGAATTTTAGTCCATCTATGGAACCGATACCGTGTACAGAAGCGAATCAACCAGAGCATTCACACGGTATATACAATGCATTTTCGCCGCCACAGTATTGTCATGATTTCGAACCTCCATCGGAGGATGATGCGTCAACTTCAGCTACGAGTTCTGCGAGTTCATAATAGTATATTGATATCTGTACATATAGATATACTATTTTTACGAATGTCCGAGTTAGTGGATCAAAAAAGGGAAATTGTACCAAAGATGGTGTTTATTGTACCGTACAGAGATAGAATTTTACAGAAAGATTTTTTTATGAGACATATGAAGTATATTTTGGAGGACATACCTGAAGAAGAATATCAGATATTTTTTGCGCATCAATGTGATACAAGGGATTTCAATAGAGGTGCGATGAAGAATTGTGGGTTTTTAGCCGTAAAAGAAATGTATCCGAATAATTACAAAGATATAACATTGGTTTTCAATGACGTGGATACGTTACCTTATGTAAAGAATTTTTTCGATTATAGAACGAAGACAGGTACTGTAAAACATTACTACGGGTTTGAGTTTGCTTTAGGGGGTATCGTATCTATTACAGGACATGATTTTGAGTTGGTGGGTGGTTATCCCAACTTTTGGGGGTGGGGGTACGAGGACAATATGTTACAGAAACGAGTATTAGCGAATAAACTGGAAATAGACCGCAATAATTTTGTCCCAATATTGGATAAAAATATGATTCATCTGAGCGATGGTAAGATGCGTACGATTCATAGAAACGAATATACCACACATTTCCGTAATAATACGGGAGAAGGGTTTCAGAGTATTATTGATTTACAGTATAAAATAGATGGTACTATGATAAACATTATGAAATTTAGTACAGGAAGACAACCAAATCCAATGGACCGTAAATATAGGGATTTATCGAAAGGTCATCCATTTTCGAAACGAAATCCAACGATAGGTATGAAATTAAGTAAATAAATGTGTGCCTTCAATAATTTTATATGTGACACCATATTCTGTATTGGTTTCCCATATTCCTGAAATTTTCAGTATAAAATGTCGATGTGTTTTATGATATTCTCTGAAATTTATTTTAAATTTTCCACAATTCAAGTGTTTTGTGATGGAGTATACAGGTGTTTTCTTTTTTAGTTTTGAGAATTGACAATAATTATCTAATATGGTGAGTTCCAATTCATTTACAGTTTTTATAACACGATTATTTTGGTCAGTAGTAGGATTAAAATGTACATAATTATCACTGCCTGAATTACTTTCAATGGCTAATGGTAAACTGAAATAAGTACCATTTAGTGTAAATGATTGGTCAGTATATATAACTTTTGTGAATATACCTTCAACTACAATATTTGGTTTTGTGTCTAAAAAGTAAAAATTATCTTTACAGTATGTGTTTAAATCTAGAATGCATACATACATTTCCTCTTGATATATGTTTAAATTAGGCTTTAACTTATTTCGCTATTATTTTATTCTATTATGAATAATATATACTGTAATAAGAAATGAACGGTAAATACGCATTACATGGTCAGAAACAGCGGAAGCCGATTGAATGGAAAGGTAAAACGTTTTCTCAAATAACGACTATTATAAAAAGGAACGAGATATCAAGTGATAATGATGCGAATATTTTTAGACCAATGCCTGTAAAACATTATCGAAGAGAGATTGCATCGGTGGATTCAGGAAGTTGTAATCCTCGTTCTTCTCAATCACAATTCCGCGATTTTGAGACACCAGGCGGTAGTATTGTAAAGGCGAATTTCGACACAAATGGGGATGCAGTAACTCATAATAATGTAAATGGTTTAGCAAATACAATGGATATTAATTACAATGAATCAAAAACCGCTAGACCATCTTGTAAATCGTGTAGTGAACCATTTGAAGGAGAGAAGGTGAATGATATGAGGTCATTGTCTCAAGAAGATAATGCACGAAGGAGGGTACGTAGTAGTGGTATGGACCGTCCTAAATACATAGAAAACTCTGGTCAAAAAAAATACTACAGTAGTACAGCAGAATATTTACATAGTCGTAACAAACAACATAGTCAAAATCAGTTCCATAATTTGCAAGGTGCATATGACGAAAATGATGCAACTAATAACAAATACCGTACAAGTACGATGACGCATTGTAAAAACGATGGAACTAGTAATTATGTACCAGTACATTATAAACCGAACAATTCGAAATTCGCACAACAGGGTGCAGTAGATTCAAGTTCACGTTTGGCGCGTCTCAAACTGGACACGATAACAAAGTCAGGTGCTACATATCGTGTAGCATTTGACAAGTATGGTGCAGGTAATGCTACAGCAAATGCGTTAGCATATGGTGTTCCTGCGAATGGTTATACTATAAAAGATAAATTAGGTTATCCTAATAAGCGTACACCGATTGTAAAGACGTGCAGTACAAATGCAGGTCCTCGTATGTACTGTAGTAGTACACGATAAGTGGAATCACACAATACTGTTTACAGGTATATGAAATCGATTACACCAGTCAGTACATTTTTTAATTTCATACATAGATGGACGTTTTGTCTCATTGTGATTTTCTTTATTTCGAAATGTTTTTTCTCTATCCATTTCAAAATAATTTATTCTTTGATGTATAAATTCGAGTCTAGATTGATTCAGTATAGAATTTATTTCTTCTAATTTACTGGTGAACATGAAAGGTATATTGACTTTTAGAATACGTTTTAGTTGTAGAGTATCGTTCATTTGGCATATTTGCAAGAACAGTGCATTCAGGTAGGTTAAAGTATGGTTATTAATTCTGTAGAATCCTTTACAAATAAGATATCGTGAACCAGAAGACAATGATGTTACAGTAGGTTTAATAAAGAATGTTTTTTCATAAAAAGATGAAATAAGATAAACGACATCAATAGATAGTTGGGAGAAGCAGTCACTTAATTTTAAAATGAGGTTTCCGTGACATCTTTGTACATTTAATGCAATAATAAAGTACAATAATGTTTGTTTTACAATAGTATATTCATCATACTGTACATTATAACAATCGATGGTTATGTATTCCATTTGAATTTTTGCGTCAGTCATTTTTTGCAAAATATCTAGAGGTTGGATTTGATTAGTATAAAAATGATGTTGATCTTTACTGTTGCATCGTTTCCGTAAAAAAAGGTTTGCTTGATAATATTGTACGGTATATTCTGGGTCACCAATATACAAAAGGTTTACGTATTCTGGTGTATGTTTCGATTTTTTGAATACGTTATCGTTGTTCAAGTGCAGTACATTAAATATTTCAATAAATTCAAAAAAATGGATATTTACTGGAGTTTCTCGAAACTGATTTTTTTTGTTAAATGTAATGTCGGTAAGGGTGATGGGTACACTATGAAATGTTTTTAAGAAATGGATAGGTGTGAATAAATAGGTAAAGAGGTTATAGTCGATATGGATATGATTTTCAGATGTTTTTTGTTTCAATTGTGCCAAGTATTTATGTAGAGTTAAAGATATTACTGGTTCGTTTCGATTATGTACAGTACATAATGATAAATGGAATGGGTTAGAATTAAATGATATATTTGACCTAGGGAATGTGTAGAATACGGTGACATTTTGTCTGTTTAAATTTTCGTTGTGTTTTGGCATAAAAAATATGAATTTCCTCTAAATATTTTTTACATAATACGTTTATATTTATTTATTCCTCAAAGGAGTCAACAACATCAGTGTCTTCTTCTAATTCGATTTTTGTATTGGAAATTTTCCTGCACACTGGTTTCATTTTCTTTTGTTCTTTTCTGTTTTTTTTCAGTTCTTTCCATCTAATTTTGTCTTTTTCCAATTGTGTCATTTCTTTATTTACTATTTGTTGAGGTTCTGGTTGGTCTGGTTCTGGTTGGTCTGGATTTTCGTCATTTTCATTCATATTTTTCAAGGTGGCTTGAGGGATGTCTCTCACTTTCTTAAACACAAAGTAACGGTTAAGGAAAGATATTTGCATTTCTTCTGGAGTCATTTTAGGTGCTTTCCCATATTCGCTCTTTTTCAAACGGTTTTGTGTTTCTATTTCTTGTAATTCTGATTTCATGGTAGCAAACATATCTTTAAATGACCCTGTAGATGATTTAAGCCCCATTGATTCTAATTCTGGTTCGCTTAATGGTGCGAATCCATAATTTTCAAGCATTCGTGTAAAATATTCAAAAGACACTAAATATTCTGGGAAGGTATGTCCGATGCTTTCTTGATGTACGTCAACCCGCATACCAACACTTGTCTCATCATTTGGAAATGATTGTATTGTACGACTATATTTCTTTTTAATATCACAAAGTGTTCGCCCCCCTTTTTCAATATGGAAGGTTCCACTTTCATTTTGCAGTACATCAAATACTTTTTGTCCGTCATAACAAGTACCAATAAAGTATCCATTTAATCTGGTACATTCTGATAAGTTTCTGAGGAATGAATGTAATGTACGGTTTGATTCGAAGAAATAGTGTAATGCGAATTGACATGAACTGATATGGAATCCTTCACGTGCGATTCCGTGTCGGAATACATAAGTGGATTGTGCAGGTAGTGGATTGCCTTCTCCGAATATAGACCGTACCAACTGTTTATGAAGAGTATCTTGAAAAGCAGCGGCTTTTGTACGAATATTAAGTGAACTATTTCCTGGTAGAAATAACGCACGTAATTTCATTCGCTTATGTTTTTTCCTTTGTTCAATGTATCGTAAAGAAGCATTATCTTTTCCAGTGATTACATTATCTGGACTTAGGTCGATACCTAGAACAAATCGTATATCACTATATTTCCATTTAAGGAGGTCACCGCCTGTACCTACAGAATAGTCGATTAGATGAACTTCTTCTGTGTTTGCGGAATCCTGTAAGAATCTTGCAGTAGAAGAAATGAGTTTATGCTTGATGTACATATTATGGAAATTGCGCATAGCTTCAGTGTGTTTTGAACTCTTTTCGTTTACGTCATAGTATTCGGAGTCTTCTACAACCGCTTCATTGAGTATATCTGTTCCTGAAATGATATCTTCGGTAACGGGTTCGTGTATGGAGAGCCAATTGCTGTTTGCTACTGTATAGAAATTGCCATAATCTTTTCTCCCAGAGGTGGGCGAACGAAGTATTTCGGTTTTATCGTGACGTACACGAATAGGTATCCATTTCCACGGGCCTTCTTTTGTGTCGTCGTCTTTTGCATATCTGAATTCTACAATGGTTAAATCGTCGAATACTTCAGGTGTTGCATCAGGTTCTACAGGTACAGTACGCATTTGCATATCTTTATCGAGAGGTATATAGCATAAGTATGCGGTAGGGTCATATGGTCTATTTGGCTTGAATAATCTGGGTACAGAAGTAGCGGATGAATCGTGTTGATTAGATGGAGGTACAGTGTCTATTTTATCTTCCAATACTTGTCCAAATATGTTACCATTTAGTGAGTCTATATTGGATTTACTAGTGACGTGTAAATTTACGATTTTATAAGCGACAGCAGAAGACATCATATTGGACGAATCATGAATGATATGTTTTACAGTATCTTTGTTCTCATTTTTTTCAGTAACAACATAGAAATCAATGGTGTTAAACTCAGGTGGTTTCCACTTGTAAGACAATTGCCAAGTTAATTTAATAGGAGAAGATGCAATCCCAGATTTGTTACTACCAACACCAGTAAGCATAGGTGTAAAGATAAGTCCATCTGTCTCATATTCATAAGAATGTTTTTGATCTAATAGTTTCTTACACGCGTCAAATATATTAGGTTCAGCAACGAACTGTTTTACCTGGACGCGGAATAAACAAGAAGAATCAGAATTTTCAGTAACAGACTGTACATTCAACATTGATACAAAAGTTCGCAAAAGGGATAATCGATATTGAATTTCCAATCGTTCATCGCCTTCTCCTTTTGTCTCGGACAGCTGTTGTTCTTCTAGAATATCATTTACAGGATAGAATGGCATTGGTCGTACGTGTGGGTCTTTTCTGCTACCGATATAGTAAATATCAAAAGCTGCATATAAGAATAACATCTTATTGTGTTTACCAGACAAAATGAATTCACCGTCGAGAACGCTATTAAAACATTTTTGTTCAGTGGTTTTCGTTCCTGTAAATACAATTTTCATATTACCTTTAATCATATAGATTTTACCCGTTTTAGATATGTACAGTAATGCGCGTTGTCCATCTGCTTTTTCAGTAACCATATAATTGGTCAAAATATTATTTTCGGTATCCTTGAGTAAGTGGGTTTTCTGTAATGTAACTGATTGTGGTCCAACGAAATCGGCAGTGATAGGGTTTGGAAATCGACGTTTACGATGAGGTGCTTGTTCATTGTCTTCTCCGTGCAGTAAATCCATATATTCTTTGTAAACGTCTTCTTGTTCTGGATAAGAAATAGGATAAGGTGTTTCTTGTAGTCCAGATAGTACCATACGAATGCCTTTTCTAATGTGACCCATTAGCTGTTCTTTTGACATTCCTTTGAATTTTGAATTGTTCTCAATTGCGTGATTATTCATTTCTAACTCGACTTCGTAATGTGGTTCATTATCGAACACTCCTGCGGATTTTAATGTGTAAGATGGCATAATGATTGGTCGTTTGTCCTTACCTGTGGTTGGAGTACATTTGCGGTTTGTTTTAATTACACTGACATCTACATATACAGGTATATCAGGATGATAAAACCGTACACGATTCATGCAACGATATGTTTTCCGTGAGCTAGACCAATTGCGTAAAGTAGACCGTACACGTTCATTCATTCCATCTATTTTTTGGTCCCATTCGAATTTATATGCAACTCGAAAATTATGGTCAGGGAACGATGCATTATCGTAGAAGGTGTTATCAGGTTTTTTTACACGTAATTTATCTGTAAATTTCACGCTTCGTCCATCAATACTGATTTTTTTAATGGCGTCTACGCTATCACTGCGGCAATATTGTTGTATTAATTCGGAACCAACAATTTCTAGACGGAAAGTGGTAGACATTCGTACTCGTACACAATCATTACCACCACCAGTGATAGGTTCATTGGTTTCTTTTACGACATCTTCTCTGTTATCACCACCATCTTCTTTTTTTTCTTCGTCATTTGGTTTTCCAAAATTGCGATTCCCGTCCATAATTTCACTATTAATACGTAACATCTCGTCGCCTTGAATATTATGACTTGCCCAACCATTTCTGATTAATTGAGATATAACATTTTCATAATCAGTTCGCGTAATAGGTTTACGATTGCCAAAACTGACTTCCAATTCGTGAGACTGATATGGTTTTGGTTGTAAAATGTGTGATTTTGCTTTTTCTAAATAGTCATCAATCATATCATCGAATAATTTTTTAGATTCAATCGCGTCTACTTTCTTCTTATTAAGCATATTATCGTATAATGGTTCAAGTATAACTGTAAATAACTGTTTATATGCTATATATATATTATAATATTAAAATCAATTTTCTGTAGAAGCACAGTGAATGCATATTTTTTCGTATAAATCGTTCTTTTTAATTTTTACAGGATGGTCTAACTCTAATTTTTCGGACATGGATTCCAAGTCGCTGACTTTATAACTAGATATACCTTTCAGTGGTTTATCATAATGAACGAATCCGACCATTGTTTCCCTAATCTTTTCTACAGTTTGTACACTTTGGTCGATATCTACAAAATAGCCAGGTACGGACATTTTAGACTTTTTATAGTTCTCAGGATTCTTATAAAAAACGTAAGTATGTACTGTAAAAGATTCTTCGTCGTCTTCTACTCCTGCTATTGGGAAATACAAAAATGGGATGTATGTTTTTTTGATGGTGTCGACGATATAGATGTTACATTTATAGTACAAGGTATATGCAATTAAAGTCTGATATGTGGACTCACGTTGAGTTGCCAAGTCATTCATGATAGTATTACATAATGTTTTTGTCAAAGAGTAATTGGTTCGACGAGACAGTACAACATTATTATTGGTGCGTAAAAAATCAATAATTTTTTGTTTTTCGGCAGTATCTATTTTACCAAAAATGGCGGTTTGTTCTTTGATTTTTTTATAACCATAATAGGCCATATAAACGGCACCAAATAGTTTATCCTGTATATGTTTTACTTGAAATGTACGTGTTTGCATTATATCTTCTGGTGGTGTTTCATCTATGTGTTGAATTTCGTGTACATTTTCGATATTATGTACAATACATTCTTCTTTAATGACGTTTTCTTTAATCCAGTATGTGCGTTCCGTGGTGTGCATATATGATTGCAATAATTCCTCTGGAAAACAGATACCGCCGTCATTCTTTTCGATAAATTGTAAAAACATAGTGTTAACAATAAATATTATCAAGATATCTTTATATGTTATTACAGTAACAATAGTAATAATATAATTTATTCTTCAGTGGTAATATTATTGGTAACAATACTTTTAAATTCTTCTTGTTTTTCTTGAATATCTTTTAATTCAGATTCTTGTTCTAATACGAATTCAAGATATTTTTGAATACTTTCTAGTATGTCTTGAGACACGAGAGATAGATTTACCATAATGCCACTATTATTTTCGTTTAATTTCACTTGAGATTCTTTACGTAATAGAGATGCAATATGAACGTGTTGTTGTTCATTTAATTTTGAAATTTTTGCACATAATTCATCTAAATCTATCATAGTAGTGAATAATATGTACAGTAAAAAATATATTTAAGCTCTTTATTCACTGGTATAAGAATTAGTTATTTTTGGGTGGTGTGATAAGTTCTCCTAAAACTTCAACACAATCGTCGTTCATTTCGAAGCGTGTTCCAATGACGTTTATCGTGATGACGTCTTTTTCTTTTACTTTTTGAAATTGTGGATTTTCTACGAAATGGTCCCTAGCAACAAATAGTGCAATAGGAATATTTCCTTGACTATCGAATGCTTCTGCGTGTATACCTGCTTTTGTGACGCTTTTTACTGTACATTGAATATGTGTGCCTTCAGCAGGATTAGAAGTATTACATTCAAATACTACATTGAACTCAATGAGTTCTCCTTTCACGATACCGCTAGAATAATGACTTATACGTACAGATTTTGGTTGTACGTAACCTTCGCGAATACATTTTCCTTCGATTGTGTGAATAATCGTTTTATGGAGATTTTCGCGTGTTTTATTTTCACCAATTTGATTAGGATATAAAGCGATATTCATTTCCAAGAGACTTTTAATGTAAAGTCTTTCTTGGTATTCGTATTTTTTGGCGTTATTGGGTTTAGTTGCGGGTTTCATAGTAATACTAACTGTAAAAATATATGCTATATTATTTATATATTTTTATAATGACGGTGTTTTTAGAAATCAATTTTCTGTGTTTTTCATTTTAATCACTTTATGGCCATTAATATCTTGTATCGATACTGAAGCGTCTAAAAACTGAGTACCATTAATGCACTCATATGATATATACCATAATTTATCAGTTGTATACTGAAGGTGTCTCAATAGGTGTTCATTGATTGCACGCAGATGATATTGTTCAATAGGAATATGAGAGAATGTTTTACAGAATTCATTATTGTATTCGATAGATGTATTGTTTACTGTAGATAATATATTGTTTAAATAATTCATAGTGGTTTTCTTATGAAAACATTGTAGACCTTTATTATTTCTTCCGTGTAACATATTTTTTATTTTGAATACATAACCATCTGTCTCGTTTTCTGATTTTGATTTCAATCCTGTAAATCCAATTAAGCATTCGTCGTTTTTCTGAATTTTATTCAGATCTGGGAAATCATGATGCATACGTTTGATTATATGTTGATTTTTATCAAATGTTTGTAACCAATTCTGTACATATAATTTTTCTTTTTCTGTGATATCGTCGTCAGCAGATATCCATCCTTTTTTTGTTAATATGAAGTGTACATTTTCTTTTCCTTTTGCAACAAGAATTTGTGGCATCTCTTTTGTTATGTCATTTGGAATGTACAGATTTGATTGTAAGTGAGATTTTATGATTTTTAATATAATATCTTTCGATGGTATTTCTGATTCAGGAAATTCGATTTGAGACAAATTTGTCTCGTTTAGATTATTATAGTCTGTGAACAAAATCTTTACAATAGATAATTTTTGAGAAAATGGTAATTCATCGTAGAATTTTAATACTGTATAAATGATTAGTTGTGTTTTTGTGATTCCGTGATGTTTCATCAGTACTTCAAATGCGAGTGGGAAAGATGCATATTCTTCGTATTCGGATGGTATGTTTGCATCGTATTCTTTCTGCAATTTTTTCGTTTTTTGAATAGGATGCAATGCAACATTTAATATTTCTATGCATTTATCAATCGATGGATTTTCTTTTGCTATGCTTGTTTCAAAGACACCATCATCATCACTATCATCGCTATCGTCAATGTCATTATCGTAACGGAAATGTTTTTTGCCTGGGAGACGTTTACTTGACGCATTTGGTAAAACAGGGTCATTTTCTGTAAGAAGACTTAAATCTGTATTTTCTTCTGGCATGTTATATTTTATTTGTTTCATTTTTGTGTCTACTGTTTTTTTTCTCTCGTAAATAGATGCTTGTACATCATCCATATCATTTGGTTGGAATGCATATGTATCGCCAGAATTAATCAAATGTCCTAATCTTTCTTGTCTCGTTTTTTTACCGTCAATACTTTTACTATGTGTTAGCCAATGTTGTTTATTCTTGACCATTTGGTACAATGTATGATATATTTCGTGGTCACTATACGGTACACCAATGTTTATTTTTTTAATCAATTCGTCTTCTTCATAAAACATTTTTTCTTTAAATAATTGTCTTATTCTTTTTACAATACGGTTATGATTGGAACGCATATTTTTTGCGCCATATGTTTTATCTTTTGGTGTTATTTTTGCATTAGTATCTACGTAAGGTGTGCATGTATATGAACAAGATTCCATATAATCACATATAGATGAGTTTGGTTTATCTCCGATTTCAAAATCTACTTCGGTTTCTTTGGAAGAGTATTTAAGTTTGACTGTTGTATTCAAATGTTCTTTCGTATAATTTTGTTGAGGTGTATTGTTTAATAAGCAATCTACGGCACATTCTTTCAGTACACGAGAAATTTTACCGATTTCGACTGCTTTTATTTCGGCTATACGGTACAAATACATATCTGCTGTCTCTTTTTCATCGACATAAGAAGTATGCATATAAATTTCTACATTACGTTCTTTGAAAGGAAGTGCACAGTGGCTTCGATTTCGTACAGCACGTCCAATTACTTGTTCGATTCGATTCATATTGTACCAAGGTTCCATGATATGGACTTGTCTCACATTTTTCAAATCAATCCCTTCAGCACCTGACCCACTGATTAGTACAACTTTAACACGTGACCCATCTTTATTTTCGTTACTGACGGCTAATTGTATTTCTTCTTTATTAGTGGGTGAATATCGATAACTGCCTGTAATCATAATGTATTTTCCTAGGTTAGTTTTAGGGAATGTCTCACCATCAGGTAATGATAACATAGTAGATGGCATATAATCAGCTTTACAGTATCGTTTCATTCCCATTTCTTCTAATGCGAGACACATAGGGACAAGTCCGAAATCTAGATAATTGGAGTATATGAGAATAATGCCTGTAGAATTTTTGACGGATTCGCAGATTGTCGCGATTTTTGTACTGTATTTTGATAAATTGGGTTGTTTGAATATGCGTTTATGTTCACTGATTGTCTCATTTTTGTATGAAAACTGTACATAAGAATATTTGATTTTCTGTGACTTATCTTCAAATTCAGTTACCTTTCTATCCATAGCATTATCCAGTCCTTCTGTTCCGTGTGTGAGAGATAATTGGAATTTATCGTGTTCTACATTCTCTGGTTTATTCATAATTTCGGTTACAGGATATGTCATTGTTAGGCTACTTAATAACGGAAGCATCCATTGGATAGCAAATCCAGAAGTGGATTCTTCAAAATTCGGCATTTGTTTTTTTATTTCGACCGTTTTTTCCAGCAAGATAGAATAAATTTTTTTCTGATAGTCATTGGGTTTTGTTACAAATAAATCTAAATGTTGTATTTTATCTTCTTTCAATGAGATACCAGTCATTAGTTGGCTAGGATATGACCCCAATGTATTATCAGATTCTGCGAATGAGCTGGGATATATACGGAATGGGAATGTAAATGGATTTTCTCCACGTACATATGAGACATAGCCGATTAACTTTCGTTTAAGCAACTGTTTTCCACCTTCTTCTATGACGACACCTTCTTCGTTTTTCTTTTCAGGAATAAAATTCCCCTTGGAGTTGAAAACGTGTGAGACTCGGATTGTTGGTCGCTTATCATTTAAATTCATTAAATTTATCATCCAAATAATTTCTTGGTGTGTATTGTACATAGGTGTTGCTGTAAGTAAAATAAACCGTACATTATCACAATATGTTGCGATTTTTTCTAACATTTTAGCAGCACGTTTACGCTTACTTTCATCTCTTTGTAGTACATTATGTGCTTCATCTATAATAAACAATGTATCATTGAACTCTTTTTGTACAGTTTTTATTTTTTTATTTTTAGTTTTCAATACTTGTTCACTATCATCTGTATCTTTTAAATTTTCCAAATCTATATCATTGCCTAATTTAGCTTCAATGATATTGGCTAATTTACGATATCCAACAAATTCATAGTATTTATCAATGAGATTATTAATTTCTTTTGTGACTTGTTCTCTAGTTTTCCCTCCAAATTGTTGTTCATTAATTTCTGATAAAAGTGATTCTCCAACACAAGTATCAAGTGTCCACGTTCCTTTACTTTTTTCTTCTTTTAATTTTGAAGGATTAAATAACTGTAAACGAAAATTAGAGAGAATATTATTATTTCCAATAATAAATGTTTTTCTTAATATACCAGAACGTTTCAAATAGGCACGTGTTTCTTCTGCGACACCGATAGCACTGCACGTTTTACCCGTTCCTAATTCGTGATACAGTAAAAGATTATTGTAAGGTGTATCAATAGACATGAAGTTTTTTACAAATTGTTGATGTGGTAGAATTTGGAAATCACTGTTACATTCTTCTTCAACTGATTTTTCAAAATCTTTTACTTTCTCTTTTGTGTCGTCTTTTCGCAGTACATTATGGAATTCAGTTTTCTCATAGATTTTATTATTAAATTCGGGGTCAACTTGTCTCGGATACCGTAAATCTAATTCTGTGTTTCCATAGTTATCATATTCTTCTTTTTCTTTTTCTAAGTTTTGCTTGTTTATTGGATTTTCTTCTTTCATATTGTCTTTAACGTTGGATTTGTATTTTTTAGCGGGGAATGGGGTGACTTCGTCGTTTTTCATTTCTTCTGGTACGTCTGCAGCATTACCTGTACTGTTTACAAGTAATGTAGTTTCAGTAATAGGTTTTTGATTTTTTTTCGTCACTCTCTTTGCTTTAGGTTTGTTTGTTTGAGTTTTGTTTGCTTTTTTTGCTTGTGCTTTTGCTTCCTTTTCTTCAGCAGCTTTAGCTTTTTTAGCTTCTTTTTCTGCTTTTTTCTCTTGTTTTTCTTTAGCTTCTCTTTCTTTTTGAGCTTGTTTTTCTATTTTTGCATCGTCTTTTGCCTTTTTATCTGCTAGTTTTTGTTCTTTTGCAGCAGCTTTTTCTTCTTTTGTTAGTTTCTTTTTCGGTAAAGGAATAGGTTGTTCTGCAGTCTCTTGTATTTGCTCATTTTCCATTTTATCTTGTTCTTCCATAGTTCCTATATTCTTATATGATATGATAATATGATATTGTACAAATATTAACTTTCACGAATTTTCATAATTGGATTATTTTTGAGACAAGTGTCTATTTTTTGTATCATATTACGTTTTTCTAAATTGTATGGTCTAATAGATTGTAAACATAGTTCAAGATTTTTCCATTCTATCCCGCTAACTTCTGATTTTTGAAAGCACGTTTTTGCAAATGCGTGTTCGGGTTCCATGTACATAACGTAGTATTTATGTTTATAAGAATAGTAATTTGAACCAGTAAACACCTCTTGTACAGGGACCATATTTGATAAATCGTGTAAATGTTCTTTTGCATAACCCGTCTCTTCAGTGAATTCTCGTACAGCACAATCGTAATCGGATTCATTCGGATTTCGTCTTCCTTTTGGAAAACCCCATTCGGGTTCACTCCATCTTTCTGTTTCATCACTTTCATTCAGTAAAGACAGTAAATCATAATATTCGTTGTTTTGTTTTATACCAAATATAAGCATATTCAATTTGTCTTTGGAACAAACATTTTCGATGCTACGTATATGGTTGTACTTATTCTTCAATAACTGTTTTTCTTGTACAGTCATTTGATTCATCATATTCAGTATATAAGACTTTTGATAGAGAGAATATTTCCCACGCATAAAATCCAAATATCCTAAAGTATCTCTTCTTCTTATCATTAAGTATTCGTAATTAGAGTTTCCATTTTCATCATATGCTGTACGAAATACGATGACGCCATTACTTGTGATAGGCATTTTACATTGATAAAATAAGTGGCCTTTTCTACCACAATTATTACAGAATGTATTTAGTGTGTTTTGGTCATTATTATGGTTATGAAATTTCTTTTGATTTCGTTTTGTACTATTACTGCTGCTCATCAACACGATAGAATATAATATAATTAACCTTATAATATGTTAATATGAAGGAATTAGACCCAACTGTATGGCTACCTCATTTCTGGTTCTTTTTATACAGTACAGCACATTGTTATCCTGATACGCCTAATTCGGTAACAAAGCGTAAGTATTATGATTTTGTATTGAATTTGCCATTATATTTTCCGAATGCGACGTGTTCGAATTACTTTAGCCGATTATTGGATACATTTCCTGTGACTCCTTATTTGGACAATAAAGATTCTTTTACGTATTGGGTTCATTGTATACAAAATCGCATGGACCAATATTTAGGCCTTCCTGAAAAGACGTATTTACAACATTTAGACGAATATTATGGTGAATTTTTGCCGAAACAATATATTTTATCGGAACGCAGAGGTATCAGTAAAAAGTATATTCTGTTTGGATTGATTGCAGTTCTAGGTGCAGTAGCAGTCACTTATTCATAATAGCAGTATAAATATATATACAGTACAAAATGAGATGGGAAATTATTTTGTTTGCTGGTGCAGGGTTTTTAATGGCAAATGTGTATTCTGATGGAAGATACTTTAAGAAACTTTTGTCATACAAAAAATATTATCAAATGGGAGGTATTTTATTTGGTGCGTGTGTTGTGTACTGGTTATTGAAGAAAGACCCTAAGCGGGCATCTACTCTTATACAGCATTCGAATGAGTATTTGAAATATTTACCTGTAGATAAAAATACGAGTAGTGTTATTTCGCCTATTTTAGACTTCACTTCTAACAATCCGTATTTGAATAATTTACCACAAGGTGCCGCGGGGGCGACTGCTGGTGGTCACGCATATAGTATGTTAGATATGTTTCGTACAGACCCAATGGATGCGCCTACGGCGCATCAGCGAAATCGTTTAATCAATTCAGGTAAAAAGGCTACAAAGCGTTCTGTAAGTGAGACAAAAAAGAAATTTGTGGCTTCTAATCAGAATTGGAAATGTGGTGATTGTGGTAGTCAATTATCTGCGTGGTATGAAGTCGACCATAAAGTACGATTGGAATATGGGGGAAGCAATGAAGTAAACAATTTAGTAGCATTATGTCGGGAATGTCACGGTAAAAAAACAACAATGGAAAATCTATAACTATAATAATAATGTATATACTGTACACATTATTATTGCTATAAATACTATATATATAGAGTATGGAACAAACAAAACAATCGCAGAATGAAAATACTAACACGAAACCAATAAAAGAAGTCAAAGATTTAAGTCCATTAGCCAATGTTGATTGGAGTTTACTGAATAAGAGTTCTATAAAGTTAGTGTTCATGGTTGCATTCATTATTATTTTAAGTTTCTTTTTTCTATTCATGCAGGTCGACAAGGAAGCATTAGGGAAGAATTTTATAATGTACATTGTTTTATTTTGTATTTTTGCAGTTAGTGGTTTTTTAGTACTGTACTCAAATATTCGAGGTAGAGAGATGTATGGTATTATTGCATTGATGGTGTTTGCTGTTTTATTTATGGTGATCCAAAGTACATCTGGAGGCGGTTCATCGTTAGGGAAAATCTTTCATTTCTTTTTTCGCGATTATCCTCGTTATTCAGGATTATCAAGAGAAACGTCTTTCATTATCGGTTATACACTGAAAATGATTTTGGTGTTAATCATACTATTTGCGTTATCTATTTTTTACAATTTGTTTTTGAATCAAGCGTATCGAGAGAAGAATGTCTATGGATTTATTATCCAATTTATCTTTTTCGTTCCTTGTTTATTGAGTGATATTGTACAGTATTTGATTAAAGATTTGGTCTCAACCCCTAAGATGGTATATGTCTTGTTAGTTATCGAATTATTATTAGTACTAATATACTTTCTTTTGCCGAAAATATTAAAGAAATCGAATTTTGATAATGGTGCACAATTATTGTCTCAACCTACTTTTCTATCAGACCGTACAACTTTAGACAATTGTAATTACATTATGAATAAATTTATGAAAGATAAGAAAGCCTTGGAAGTTCCTAATAGTGATAAATTAGGGGTCAATATGAAAGACTTTAACAGTTACAACTTTGCGTTTTCAATGTGGCTGAATACAAATGAAAGTGATTTATCACATAATGTGTTTTATTACGGAAACGCCAAGGAATCTGGAAAACCGTACATATATTATGATGGAAATGGTGAACACGTATTTGTACTTACGGACAAAAAATATAATAGTAATGATGGTGATGATAGTAATGATAGTAATAATGAATATGCACATTACAAAACGAATTTATTGTCTCAAAGATGGAATCATATTGTTGTAAACTATACACGAAATCGTTGTGATTTATTTATTAATGGTCATTTGAGACATACTGTACAGTTTACAAATAATATACCATATATCAAAAACGACGATGCAAATAATATAATTGTAGGTGACACAAAAGGTAATCTTCATGGAGCGATTTGTAATATTATGGTGTACCGTAAACCAATGACCGCTGAACAAATCGCGAATAGCTACAATATTCTGCATTTAAGAAATCCTCCTGTGTAAAAATGTTGTAAGAAATATCCCATTATAGAATATATTGTTTGAGACAAATGGAAGTAGATTTGAAACAAGTGGCTTTAGGAATTATCTTATTAGTTGTACTGTATATATTGTACAAAATATTCTCTCAGAAACGTCCAAGTTTGGCTTCTGCAAGGAAACTAGATGGAAGCAGACACGATTTCACTGATTTGTCTAATCCTTCCTCTCCTAATTATTATTTATTGATGTGGGTTTATGTGAAGAACTTTGACCATACTGCAGACCAAATATTGTACGAATTAAAGACCGACACAGCAAGCAATACAAATATTTTACAGTTAAAATTAGGTTCAAATGGTAATTTAATGTATGATATAAGTGGAAGCTCTAACAATATTGTAAATAGTTTTCCATTGCAAAAATGGACTTGCGTAGTATTGAGCGTAGATGGTAATAAAACGGTAGATAGTTATTTAGACGGAAAACTAGTTAAATCGAAAAAAGAAACAACTGCTCTAACAACTACTTCTAGTGATTCTTGTATTTTAGAAGGTTCTATTGACACACAAGATGAAATAAGATTAAATAATGGTAATGATATTCGTGTCGGAACATTCCAACGAATCCCACAATCAATGGACCCTGGAACCGCTTGGAAGAAATATGAAGATGGCAATGGTGGTAACTTCATGACCAAGATGTTCTCGAACTATGGTGTCTCGTTGAGACTAAACAAAGATGACACTGCTCATTCTTCCTTGAGTTTCCCAAGAGGAGGATTATCTTTAGGAAATATGTCTTTTAACTCTAAACAATAATTGGTAAGTATTGTACAATAATACAAATTATAAATATTGTACAATAAAAAGAAAAGGGGTTTATACCAATGAAGATTTATAAATCTTAGAAGGTTTAAGGTATTTTCTTAATACCGCTTTTTATATATATATAGCATATAGAACTGTACGACCATGAACTACACATTTATAATTTTAGGAATTATTTTGTTAGTGATTATTTTCATTCTGTACAAGGTATTTACAGAGAAGAAGACAAAAATCGAATCATCAAAGACACTTTCAGCAAATACTCATTATTACACTGATTTAAAAAATCCAGGTTCTCCAAAGTATTACATAGGTATTTGGTTGTACGTAAGGTCATTGCCTAGTAGTGATGTCAATAAATGTATATACGATATTAAGGATTCAACAAAAATACTAGGGCTCTTTTTAGATGACAATGCCAAATTATCGTATAAATATGATAATGAAACTAAACAACAACCCATAATGGATGGATTTCCATTACAAAGATGGACACACGTTATTCTGAGTGTTGATTCAAATAAACTAATAGATACCTATGTCGATGGTAAATTAATGATGTCTCATAATGTATCATTGACGCAACCAAATGCAACATCGGAGTTAAGGGAAAGCGGTGGTACCCTTGATAGTACTATGCAAGTAGAAATTGCAGGATTTGAACGTGTTCCAACTACAATGAATCCACAGACCGCGTGGAAGAAATATCTAGCAGGAAATGGAGGAAATGCATTTACAAGGTTCTTTAAGACGTGGGGTATTTCGCTGGTTTTAACAAAAGATGATGTTGACCAAAAGGCATTAAGTTTCCCACCATAAGTAATTTTGATGATTTTATCTATCTGATATATAGTATATATTATATAGATAACAACACAATTATGTCAGATTCTTCTATGATTAATCAACTGAAAGAGTCCACTGGTGATATTGGAAATCAAGTAAAAGATGTTGCAGGTACTGCAATTGAGAAACTGTCTGACTTAACCAATAACGTAGGAAAGTCTTTGGATGAATTCTCTCAAGAAGGGGTTTTAAATACAGGAAAAGAGTTTTTAGAGACAAATGGACTTTTAGCAAAATTCGTTTTCATCATTTTTGTATTATTCGCTTTTATGTTTTTACTGAATTTAGGAATGCATATCATTGGATTCTTTACAAAATCGAGTGAAAATCCTATGATTGTAAAGGGTAAACTAGACGGTGAAGATGGTGTTATTATTTCACAAAACCCAGCAAACTTAGACTCGAAAACGATTTTCCGTTCCAATAATAAAACTGGTGGTGCAGAATTTACGTGGTCAAGTTGGATTTATTTAAGTAAATCAACTCCTGATGTATCTAACAGTTATTATCACGTATTTTCAAAAGGAGAAGGTAAACGAAAAGACATGCGTACAGTTGATGAAACTAAATACAAACACGTGAAAGTGTCAAATGGTCCAGGGGTATATGTGTCTCAAGATAGTTCAGGATTGACTCATATGCACGTAATAATGGATACTATTACACCACCAACAGTTGATGGAACTAGTAACCATGAACCCATTAAAATCAATACTGTACCAGTGAATAAGTGGTTTCATACGGCGATCCGTATGCAAAACAAAACTGTAGATATTTACATTAATGGTGTTGTGAGTGCCCGTAAAACACTGACAAATATGCCAAAGCAGAACTATCATAATGTAGCAATAGGTGGTGGAGCTGCACAAGGTGGGTTCCAAGGTTCTATATCAAATTTACAGTATTTTAGTTATGCAATGAATGTATTTGAAATCAATAATATTGTCATGAAGGGTCCTAATACTAGGACGAGTGATTTATCATCCGATTCTGCAGGGAAGTCAGGAAATTACTCATATCTAGCAAATATGTGGTATAAAAGCGCAGAAAAGTAATTGTACAGTATACGAATTTTACTAATATTGTACAATAATATAGAAGAATGACGTGTGAGCCAAATGGTATTTTTGAGACAATTCTTCAACAGAAAAAAGAAAGGGCATTGGCGAATAGACCGCCTACACGTTTCTTAGCAATAAGTCCATATAGAAATTACGTATTTAATGATGATGGTACAGTAAATAAATTTGAATCATCTAGTACAGGATATACAAAAAATCAGTTAGACATGCGCAGAAAAGTTGAAATCCTTAAATATGATAAACGAAATGGAAAACAAACATCATCACAGAGATACGCAACGCTAGTGAAAGGTCTAGGAAGAAGAATCAATATCAATACTGCAGAAAATATAAGGAGTATAACCCAATGTGACTTGATTCCAAAACCATTAAGTTCGTCTAATGTACCCCCCGCGAGAAATGGAAGTGGTAGAAATCAAATGTTAGTAATGCAACCTAGTATTCCACTGTACAATTACAATGTACAAGTAGGTGCTTTCCCTAACGATAATAATATAGACAAAACAACTGATTTCTACAGATTCCACAAATATTTACAAAATAAAGTAGAATATCCTTTTGATACTGAATTCAGAAGTTTAGTCTCGAGATTTCAAATGTCTGAACCAGTACAATTCGGATTTTTAGAGTTTTTAGATAATATACCAGAATCAGTGAGTACTGTTACAATTTCGACTGATATGTTTGTACAGTTTTCTGATATTTCTGTAAATGAAACTGGCTTTAATACTTATAACATCCAAATAAATGAAGGAGTTAATCCATTGGAGGTATATTTTTCAGCTCAAGACTTAACTGCAGGCGAAAATATCAGTTACGCATCGACAACATACAGTACAAATATCATTAGTGTACCTGGTACAGAACTAGATAATAACATAGGTGGTGCATATATACACAATATAGGATTTACACTGAATTCGGTGTTTGATATTCCAAGTGAAAAAGGTGTAATATATTCTCTAAAATACAAATTTTCAGGAATTACATTAAATCCAAAAATAGACCCAGCTACGAAAGTGTCATTTGTCTCAAACCCATCCAGTACTACACTATTAGTGACTTAATGTGTCAATGTTGGATTTAAACACATTTGTTGATTTGGAAATACTTGTCCAGATAAACATTTATCACTATCAGTTACAGAAACACAACCTCTTCGATTTTGGTATTCTCCAACCAGACACCAATTTTGTTTCCCAGAAGAAATCGATTTTTGTATGGTATCATCAGCATCATCAATAGATGGTTCATTTGCGCGACGTTTAGAACTCTCAATGTCTCGTTTTAAACCATTACTTGGGTCAGCTTCTTCACTTGCGTCTATCATTAAATCGCCGACATTCTGTACGACGCCTTCAGCGATATCGGTACCAGTCTTTACAGTATCAGAAGCAACATCAGCAGTAACATTAATAGCTTGACCCGCAGAAAAACCGAATGCAGCTAATACTTTAGAAAAAGTAGGTCCTGTAATATTTGCAATACTCTGTAAACTATCTCCAAAAATATTGAATACATTGATACCTAAATACAGTAAAACAATGAGTAGAATTAGCACAAGGATAATTCCAAATTTAAAATCAAAAAATGTTCCAGAGCTGTCAGTTGTATTTACAGGTGATGATTCGGTAGTGGTTTTAGTTACTTTATTTACAGCAGATGAAGCATTTTTCATCATAGAAGTTAATGGTGTGGAAACGGTTTTCCCTGAATCTTCTCTCGTTTCTTCTAAACTGTTCATAATATTTTATATATTATTACTTTTTAAAAAACCTGTACAAATATATAACCCATTCGTTCAACATAAATCATTCTTTTATTGCAATAAACAAATAATACAGCAATGTCGATGAGTCAATATGTAGATAGCTTTTTTTTCTTAAGTTTAGGAATTACTTTTATTTTACTATTTTTGATGGCGTTTCATTTCAAAACAAGGATTTCTGCCATTGAGAGGAAAAATAACACGTTGACGGATATTTGTACTACAATGGTTTCTGAGATTGGTACTTTGAAATCAAGAATAAATCAGATGTCTATATCAGTCGGAGGTTCTTATCCAAACATAGACACTGCTATGTATCGTGGTCCTATTGAACAAGAAAATGATTCAAGTGATGAGGAATATGAAGATGATGATTATGAAAGTGATAATGATGGTTCAGTATTAGATGTAAAAATAGAGGCAAACTTTGGTGCAACGATGATTGTACTAGACGAGACAGCAAATGTGAGTGACGACTTAGAAGAAATAGAACACACTGAAAGCAGAACCATAATAGTAGATGAACAATACGTACCATTAACGATTGATGTAGATATTGCAGAAGAAGATAAAGACGAAGTTGTAGTAGTGAAACAAGAATCGACAAATCAAGTAGAGGAGTTGGAAGATATTGTAATAGACGAGACAAAAGACTCAGAAATAGAATCTACAACTGTACCTAGTATGAGTACATATCGAAAAATGACTGTACAAGTGCTAAGGACGATAGTTATTCGTGATGGATTATGTACGGACCCTTCTAAACTCAAGAAGCAAGAACTCCTAAAGATTTTGTCAGATTCGATGGAATAGTATGATGATGATGATTTAGGGATACAGACTATTTTCCATTTTATATGTATACTGTAAATAACAATAATGATTTCAAGTTTGAAAGGTCAATCCATATACGAAGTATATCCTCAAATGGAGGTGCCTTCTGTAGCATACAAAGCCAATAATAAATATGCCAATTTCCCTCCTATTATGAATGACGGACGGGCAGTGGCTGCATCATGGCAACCTGGTGCAGTAGTTGACGAAGCGATTCGTAAAGATAATAATATCACTTCTAATTGGCAGTATCGTAGGTATTTAACGAAGAATTCAGAGGAGATTAAGACTCACAATTTCAAACAAGCGTGTAATGATATCGGTTACTATATTCGTAATGAAAATAAAGACTTAGACCGTTCCACTTCATTAAGAACTCCTCATATGTACAAAGATGTAAACGAACCTGTACAACATACTGGTGCAACATCAAGTGACTTGAAAGAGTTATATTTGACAAAAGAACAATTGCAATCGAGACAAGTTGTTCCTTCGATTACTCAAGAAGAATTAATGCGTAATTGGGGACAATATATGAACAAGAAGTAATAAAATAAACTGTACAAATTCTATGTTTATTTTATTAACGAAAGTGATTTAGAAGATAAAATGTTATGTACTGTACAATTGAATGGAATCTTGTCTCAAAATTATTAGTTTCGACGTAGGTATTAAGAATTTAGCATATTGTATTTTTGATATTTCAGGAGGAAAGACAGATATTATAGAATGGGAAGTGGTAGATTTACTGGAAGAGAATGAGACAAATGTACCAAAACATACATGTACACAGTTATTGACATCGAGAAAAACGGCAACGATGTGTGGAAAGGTGGCAAAATATGGAGAGCCAATTGAGAATTCGACTCAATATTTTTGCGAAAGACACGCAAAAATGAATGCACGGTTTGTGATGCCACATAAGAAATTTACACAAACATCTCTCAAAAAGTTATCTGTACAGGGTTTACGAGATTTAGGGAAAGAATATGGATATACTTTTCCAGAAATGAAAGAAGTAAAAACAAAATTAATAGAGAATTTGAGACAATATTTTGATTCAAGAGTATGGAAACCTTTAGGAAATGAGAAAAAAAAGGTAAATGCAGGTCACGTCGATTTGATTACAATAGGAAGACAGATGCATCGTATTTTTTCCAGTAAACAAATTATGAGACAAGTCACTCACGTGTTAATAGAGAACCAAATCACTCCAATAGCTAATCGAATGAAAACTGTACAAGGAATGTTGTCTCAAGAGTTCATTATGTTAGAGTGTCCACACATTGAATATATTTCGTCATTCAATAAATTGAAAAAGTTGGGAAAATCTATGAATGAAGAACCTGTAAAAGATAAGTATAAATCCCATAAAAAGGATGGTATGAACTTATGTCGTACAAGATTATCTCAATATCCACTTAAATGGTTGACTTGGTTCGAATCATACAAAAATAAAAAGGATGATTTAGCAGATGCATTTCTACAAGGAATATGGTATATTGAAGAAAAATTAATGAAGAATACGACAAATATAAAAATAAAAAATGTGAATTCACCATAATATAGAACTTTTGTACAGTAATGGAAATTGTAGATATTGATTTAGATAATGTTGTCTCAGGTGTTGATAGTTCGGCTTCTGGAGGAAATTCTAATTTTGGAGGTGGATTAGAATTATTAATGAACGAAAAAAAGATGTCTGGTAACACAAAGATTGATTTAGGAGAACTAGATAATTTGGAATCTGAATTGAATAATTTATCCGAAGATGTTGGTACTACAACTCCCACACAAGGTGCAGGCCCAGGTACTAAACAATTGAGTGGTTTAAGTGGGTTTTCTAACTTGTTCAATTTTGGTTCTAGTAAACCTGCACAACAGCAACCGCCTGTACAACAAACAAGTGGGTTATACGAAAGTGATGCGACTTTAGGACAAAGTACGAAAGATGCTGCAGGCGGGACTGGACCGAGTACTTGGGATGGATTCTCTAAGGTATCTGGAGATATTCCCCAAACCAGGTCTAGTGCGCACTTGTCTGAGCGCGAAAAGAGACGTAAGAAACGTATGATGATCAAGAAATTAGAGGAATGGCGAGACAAAGGTACCTTGAAACATGGTTCACAGTTTGATATGGATTCAAATTACGACGAGGTCGAAGACGAATACGAAGGTGCTTTAGAAGATAAACGTCGTAAAGATTCAATGAAATTACAAGGTTGGTGGTTTACTACTATTATCAATACACTTGAGTACGGGAATGCACTCATTAATCCCTTTGATTTGAATTTAGACGGATGGGGTGAACAAGTAGGAGAAGATTTGGATTCATATGATGAGATTTTCTCTGAATTGTACGATAAATACAAAGGAGGCAAAATGGCGCCTGAAATCAGTTTGTTACTTAGAATAGGGTTTTCAGCTGCTGTAGTGAATATGAGTAACAAGATGCTGAGTTCGGCTACACCTGGATTCAGTGACGTGATCAAACAGAGTCCTGAATTGATGAAGGCGTTTTCAAGTGCTGCTGTAAATACGATGAGTCAACAAAATACCGCATTTGATTTTGCAAAAACCATGTTGAATCAACCTGAACAAGTAAATACTACATATGGTCCTCCTCCTGCAGCAGTTGAGACAAAGAAACAAGCGCCACCACCAAGGCCTGGTTCAATGCAGTTTACGCCAGCGGCCAGTAATCGCCCTGACCTAGCAGCTGCTACAAGAGCACCTCCTCCTATGTTTAGAGAGCAAGGTGTAGAATTGAATCAGCATGCGTCTGTTAATGCGCGTCCTGAAATGAGAGGTCCACCAACCACTGATATTGACCAATTGCTTTCAGGGTTGAAGAAAAAACCAGAAGCACCACCTATTGTAGAAGATGTGATTACAGGAGATGATTCTATTATAAGTGTAACGTCGTTAAGAGACATGAAAAACACCACAATGCCAAAGAAAGTGAAACGTAGAAACACTTCTGATAAGAATACTGTCTCATTGGATATATAAGAACAAAAAATATAAATACTGTACACAACTATTATTTATATTTACAGGAAATGAATCGCCAAGAACAAATGGAAAAAGTGCAAAAAGAAGGATTAGAGTTGTTTAAAAAGAAAAATGCAGATTACGGAGATGCGTTTGCGGAATATGGTACAATTGGAGTTTTGATGAGAATACAAGATAAAATAAAACGGTCAATGAGTATTACGAAGAATGGTGTCACGTTAGTAGACGACGAAAGTATAC